AGGAAATATCTTTCTGGTTATTAAACCGACGTGACAGACCTTCATTAAAGAATTCAAACCATTCAGTAGGAAAACGCCAGTCATACCAATCAAACTTGCCAAGAGTGAGAGATCGAAGAAAAGGATCCTTACGATGCAGTTTTCTTTCTGCAATGATCCACAAGAAGCCAGCTGTTCTTTTAAGAGGGTCTTCAACAACTGTGATCCTGGAAAAGTAAACACTTAAGAAACCAAGATACTCATGAGGAACCATGGCCATATCACACATTGTTGAAACAATCAACGTGCCTCCATCCTCTACACGACACAAAGCCTCTGTCAAGCAATTAGCTTCATAAACTTCCTGATCATCTCGGTGCGCAAAATCATCACTATACCAAATGGAGTCATCAACAGGTTTCGCTACATCAAGAAAGACCCTATCAAACTTCTTATAACACATTGTTCTAAAGTCACCTACTATAACATCTAATTCAATTCCCTTTTCCTTTGCATAATTGATCACCATCGGATCTGTATTGAAACCTGGGTCATCTAAAGTGTACAAAGTTAAGTCTTGCACGACATTTTCATGTAGAAGACCTTGAGCAATTCCACCAATGCCAGACCCAAAAACGACAGTCGATACAACTTGCCTAGACACTAATTCATGACGGACCAAGGCTATAATAGTTGAGGTTCTCAAATTAAGCATGCCACTTGGTAAAGCATGAACATAAGAGCCTCGGTCCCATCCTGAAATCCAGCCCCTGGTTCGATTTCTCGGATGAATCTGCTTCATAACCTCTGAGTCGGATTTCCCTAAATGTGGAACATCTAACGTAGCCACAACCCCTGGCTTGGGGTCCCAAGAAAACCAACTTACCCGAGAGGTAGCAACGGTTAAGGGTAAGAGGATTGAATCAGACCAGACGTGAGCTTTAGACGCCTTGATACAAGTAGCAGTCATCCTGATCAAACCAGAAAATATGGAAAGGGGGTGACCCATACTAATAGCGGCTAATGCAACACATAATGATGATTCATCACCAATAGGCACGAAATGAGTGGATAGTTGTGCAATTAAAAAGGCCACTGGGCTAGCTAGAAGTGAGAACCATTTAATACTTGACTCATTGGCGTCTGAGCTCGAATCTGGATGAAATAAATCACCCAATTTAAACTTCTTATCATAGTTGTTGTACTCATTCAAGTTACGACCATTTTCCGTGCGAACAGCACTAAGATAAACTCCCTTGTGGTATGCCCCTAGCGTCCCTTTAGCTCCACTGGCAACTCCCATTAATGAACCCAAAGAGAAGGCTAGTTGTTTTAAAGACGATTGAACGCGGTTCAGAGTGGCTGTTTCTATCCCACATGTCAGAAAAAACCTCTCAATGGTATCACGAAGAACTAATTGAACCGAAGCTGCAGCTAAAAAGTACCAATTAAAGTACCCAGTACTTACGATATCATGTTTAGTTCGACTAGAGCAAAAAGTACTAGTTCCTGAGCACAAATTATGTAGAGTTTTCGACCATCGCGAGTCACCAAAGGATTGAATATCGGCAACTCTAAAATCAACATCTACCTTCAATATATTAGAGTTGTGTAGATACTCAGTTGGAACATACAACTTTCTAGCCTCACCAAAGCTTACACGACGCGCGCACATAGCAAATAAGGTTTGCTCGTTTGGAGTAAGTCTATTATACACGTGATTGAAGGGAATCAAGTCGCACAACTGTTCATCAGTCCCGTAATGATGCCATACAGAATGTGATCCCCACCATTTAGATCTAAGGTGAGATCCAAAAGAGCCAAAGTAATTAACAGATGCTAGCATATTCGCAGACACGCTTACTCCAATGGGATTGACTACAACGTTATCATGCAACCGTGAGG